CTTAGCTCGGCAAGCGAAAGCGCGTTTGTTGTTCCACCCGTAACTGCATGAGCAAAAGTGCTATAAAGCCTGACCCCACCCAATTCATCAATATGCACAAATTTTTTTATACTTGTATCTGATGTTATGCCGCTGATAAATGTTAAAGCAGAAGTTTTGTCTTTGCTGCTAATTTGAATTTCATCTCCGGTTATAAGCTGGTTAATTTCAAGTTTTTCGTGTTGTTCAGTTTTTTTAGCGTCTTTTGCTAGAAAAAATCGTTTTGCAGTTGTATTGACACCATTGTTTCCAGATTTAATGACAGCCTGAATAACAGTTGCGTCAAAAACGCGCTGCAATTCAATTTGACCGTGTGTTCCAAGGTAAACAGTCATTAAATTGATACCACATCTAGTTGGCCTGTGGCTTGAAAAGCAATCTCAGCGCGAACAATGTCGCCTGTTGATGCTCCGATCGAAGCACTGGTAATGTAAGCCGTTAATTTAATGTCTTGTTCGGCTTCATTTGAACCAGGACCGTCTTTCCACCTAAAAGTTAATTGAACGGTGTCGGCACTACTGACTCCATTAAGACCAGTTTTGTAGAGTTTATTAAGGATACTTGTAGTATTGCGGCTGCCATCATTTTCTTTGTAATACAACAAAGTTGCGCTTCCGCTGTAGCCCACTACGCCAGGCACATAAACACGAATATGTTCGTTTAACGTTGTTGTCTCAAGTGTTTCTAAATTTGCAGACAGCTGAAAATTAACGACCTTGGCAAGGGTCGTTCCACCGACTTGCAATACCCCATCTCTGCCGGTGTAGACCTTTGACATCAGGAAGCATCCCTCGCAGAATCAGTGGTCACGCCAATCAGATTCACTGTAACAGTGCTTACCCCAGGTCGCACCTGAACAACCTGTGGTGGACCCTCATATCTGTATTCAGCTGTGTTGCCAGAATTAACAGCGGTTGTTGTTGCAGCAGGCGTATTGGCTGCACCTCCCATCCCAGAGTGATTCGTACAATAATAAAATAAATCTGGAGCGTCTTTTGCTACCAGAATTCTGGTGTAAGAACCTGCTTGACCAGGCGTGCCAAATGTTGTTACCCCTGTGGTGTATTCCGTTCCACTGCCATGTGTTCCGTCGCTAGTTTCGGAAAACCGCAGTGGATGGCCTGCGTTGGAAGCGTTCTGCTGGTTGAACAGATGAACGGTGCCTTCAGTTAGCTGCAAGGTCTCTGCATCAGAAGTCCCTCCGTTGAAACGGTATTTATTGCCTCCACCGCTGCTGACCACAGTTACCAAGTAGGTCACAGTCGGAATCTCAATTTCAGCTGGCTTTAGGGCATCTCGGTTTGCTGTCCATCCGGCTAAAGCTTGTCCAGTCAAGTTAAAAGTCTGGAACGTACCCTGCACTTCGTCATAGTGATCAAGAAAAAGCTCAGCGTTTGCATCGCCAATGTTGGCGTAAGACAAACTGAGCTTCATCTCACTCCGCTCACTGCCGTACAAAATCCGAGTTTCAGCCCCGCTTTGCGACTTGAACGTTTTGACCGGATAGCTTCCGGGCTCGTAGGTACGACCAGAGGGCTTTAAATTTGGAAAGGCCATTAGCTTTGATCAGTAATAACAGAGTTCTCACTTGCGATTAGTTTCGCAAGCTTGCTGGCTCCATCATCATCGCAAGGATGCTCTGAAGCAACAATGTCTACTGTCCCTTCTTGCGAAAAAGTCAACTGCTCTACAACGTAGACGTTTTGCGTAACTGTTTCATCCTTAATACTAAAAACTGAATCATGAAAAGTCGCATCAGCAACAATACTATTAGTTACTTGCATGATGCCTTCTTCGACATCATTTGATCCTGCTTTGAAATATGAGACTAAATACTGACCGTCAGGCATGTCCAGGACGCTTGTGACTGCTCCAGCATTATTAATTGTTCCATTATTTGCATTTTTGTAAGGACTGGAACTTGTAACAACTTTTATATAAGATCCAGCACGCAGGTTCAAGCCGTGCATAGTTGTCGAAAAACTAATTGTATGGGTTACTAAATCGCGAATCCCTAAAAAGTATTTTGCAACTTGAATTGCATGGCTTTCTGAAGTGCAGAACTGTGTTAGGTCAAATTGCTCTTGGGGCAGTAAGTCTATATCATGTTTTTGATGCTGCCCTGGAAGCCTAACTTGTATAACTTTTTCTTCAGGCAGTTTGTTCTTGGTTTCTTGCCTGTAACGCATTACAGCTTTAAAGGGCCTGCGTTCTTCGCTTCTTAAAAACTCTAATTTGTAAGTGTTTTCTAAAATGTTACCAGCAGTAAAAAGTTGATCTATTTTTACCGCTCCAACATTAATTTGACCACTTTTCTCCATGACAGGTATTGCCGGTTTAAGCGAAAACTTGCCATCCATAATTACAAAATTGCACAAGAAAAAAGGCGCTGTGTCCGTAATGTACTGACGAAGATTTGTTCTGTCTCCTATGACACCATTGAAAAATAATTTTTGAGCTTGCAGGAAAAGTGAAGTATCTATAAAATCTTGCTTATTCAGCAATGCCGGATCTGGATCGTTTTCATCCATTTTTAATAAAGCGCCTGCGCCGCCTGTTTGATTGGTGAGCAGATAGAACACTAAATCAGTAAACAAATTGCTAGGACCAGCCTCTTTGTTGTTAGCCGCGAGATCCTCTAAGTCGTAAACAGATCGATCAGGATGCAACCTTTTTACATGCAAACCGCTGCCTAG